ATAAAAGAAATACTTAATTTAGGCGGCACAAATATTAACTTAATAATTAAAAAAAAAAGACTATGCAAAAATGGCTAATTTATCAAACACTAAGAAAGATGGTGTCAAGTAGAAAATTCCTTTACACAGTAGTAGGAATCATTGTACAACTTTTAAGCGACAACTGGGGAATAGATCCTGAAGTATCACAAAACATTCTTTACTCTTTAGTTGCTCTAGTAATAGGTCAGGGAATAGCAGATGTTGCTAAGAAATAATCGTTACAGATTAAAGCCTAACGAGATAGCAGTCATTCAGGAAATGAGGAAATCAGAGGTTAGAAATATTCTAGTCATTGGCGACCTTCACGAACCTTTCTGTTTAGACGGCTATCTTGAGTGGTGCAAAGAACAATATAAAATCCATAATTGTAACCAAGTTATTTTTTCTGGAGATATTATTGATGCACACGGTTTTTCTTATCACGAGCCTGACCCTGATGGTATGTCTTCAGGACTAGAGCTTGAAACTGCTATTAAGAAGATATCTAAGTGGTATGAAGCTTTCCCTTATGCAGATGTTATGATAGGTAACCACGATAGAATGGCGAGTCGTAAGGCTATGTCAGGAGGTATTCCTGCTGCTTGGATAAGGTCTTACAATGAAGTCTTAGGAACTCCTAATTGGAATTGGTGCGAGTCTGTTATATATGATGACGTACTATATGAACACGGAGAAGGAGGTCAAGCAGCAGCTAAAGCTAAGAACAACTTGATGTCTTCTGTTTGTGGTCATACCCATACTTTAGCTTATACTCAATGGTTCGTAGGTAAACGATTCAAAGTATTTGGAATGCAAGTTGGTTGCGGTGTAGACTCTACGACATACGCAGCAGCTTATGCTCGCAATTTTAAGAAGCAGTCAATCGGTTGTAGTGTAGTATTGAACAACGGAACTCTACCAATCAATCTTTTAATGCCTTTATAGGTATGCCCTATAGCCGTTTTAGGCACTTTCTTTTCTTTTTAATACTAATACACTAGACAAGCTATAAAGTTCGTCCTAGATGTAAACACTTTAATTGTTAATAACTTTGTAAATAAAGTTGTTTATAATTGTGTGAATAAATAAAAAGGTGTACTTTTGTCAAATATTAATCAAAACAATTAAGATGAAAAACTTTAAGGTTACAAATTTAAAAAGCAAAGTAGTTCAGTTTATGAACGAAAGCGAAAAGGATCAATTCTTTACTAAGAACTCTTTAGGAAACTATAAGAGGGAAGACGTGCAGACTCTAAAAAGAGAAAGGTTAAATAAAAAGCTACACGACTTTGCTTTCTCTATTGCAGTATTAGCAGTATTCACAATCCTTTTATTCTTAATGTGCGGTACATTAGGACTTATTGACTCTTTAATATTTTAATTATGACTACACTAGACGCAGAATACTTAGAAGATACTACTTTCATAGATTACAATAAACCAGACTTTTGGAAATCAGAAAATAGATTTTTAGACAATGAGAAAGTAATAGCTGAAGAATGGCTTTTAAAACCTCAATACTTAGCTACAGGAATTAACACTTATGATAGAAAGTCAGGACACTTCAGTAATGACCTAAGTTATAATAATCGTTCAGTAATTATAGTGGGAACTGAACTACAAAATTTCAGAAAGTTTGAAGAAATGCTAAAGACTTATGGTTGGCAGCTTCAAGATTCTTGGGATTCAGAATTGAAACCTGAATGGCTAGAATACTATAAAGAAAATAATAATTCACCAATAATAATAAATTTAAAATAAAATGAATCTAGAAAAATTAAAAACAGAAATACCTTTCAAATGGAGGGTACAATCAGCAAATCAATACGGTGCGTCTTGTGTGGCTTATATAGACGCTAGAGATTGCCAAGACATATTAGACCAAGTATGTGGTCAGGAAAATTGGCAGACTATATACTACGAAAGTTCAGGATTGTTATTCTGTAAAGTAGGAATAAAAATTGAAGAAGATGAATGGGTATGGAAGTCTGATACAGGTTCTGAATCTAATGTAGAAAAAGACAAAGGACACGTTTCAGATGCTTTTAAAAGAGCTTGTGTGAATTGGGGAATAGGAAGATTCCTTTATAGTATGACTATTGTAAAGCTACCTGTAAAAGAAAAAAATGGTAGGTTTGCACCTTACTCACAAAAGACAGGTAAGTTCATCTATGGAGATGACATAACAAAATGGTGTAACTCAATTAGTAACAAATAATTTAACCGACAAAAGACCTAGTCAATAATTATAGGCATAATAAAAATGGAAGTAAAAGGAACATTAGTAAAAAAATTAGCAGTAGAATCAGGAATTTCAAAGTCTGAAAAGGTTTGGAAAAAGCAAACTGTAGTAATTGACACAGGTGCAGAATACAATCCTGAAATAGCTGTAACAGCTTTTGGAGATGACAAACTGAAAGACTTGGATAAATTATCAGTTGGAGATGAAGTTTTAATTAAGTGTAACGTATCTTCAAGAGAATACAACGGAAAATACTTTCATAACATTGATGGATATTGGTTCGTTAAAAAGACTCCTGAAACAGCTATGCCTTCAGGTAATATCTTAGATAATAAAGATACAATGATGAACGGAGATTATGATTTACCTTTCTAAGATGACTGAAGAATATAACTTTAAATGTATTTGCAGTATTACTACTAGAATTCTAGGATTCCCTGATGGTTCGCTTTCTACAAAGAGTAGGAAGCGACCACTACAGGCAGCTAGAGCAGTAGCCAGTTACATTGCAAGGTCTGAAGAAGACATACATAGGTCAATAATTGGTAAAGTCCTTAACAGAAATAGAAGTAATATCTACCATTATGAAAGAACCCATAAAAAATACTTTGCTACCTCTTTAATTTATCGTAATACTTTTGATAAAGTTTACAAAGCTTATTTAGATATTGATGGAACTAAAGCAATATTCCTAGACAAAGATATTATGAAAAGTTTCTTACTTAAAAATGGGATTAAGGAAACATTAAATCCTGAAGTATTACTAGAAATTTATAGCGGTCAAGTATCTTGTGTAATAAAAACTTCTTACTTTGACTTCTCTAATCAATTAGAAAATGTTAAGTTTGCACTTAAAAAATATCATTATACAGTAAAAATAAAATGAAAGAGCAACCAAATTACTATGCAATACTATCAGCAGAGGTTAGATATGACAATAGGCTAAAGGCTAATGTAAAGCTCTTATTTGCAGAAATAACAGCACTATGTAATATGAATGCTGAATGCTTTGCTAGTAATAAATACTTTGCTGACTTGTATGGTAAAAGTAAAACTTCTATCTCAGTTTGGATAAGTGAATTAGTAAAGTATGGATATATAAAAGTTCATTATACTTACAAGGTAGGTACTAAAGAAATCTTAAATAGGTATATAAGTATTCTTAAAGGGGGTATACAAGAAAACTTAAACACCCCCTATAAGAAAACTTTAAAGAGTAATACTACAAGTATTAATACTATGATAGTTAATAATAAAGGGGGGTTTTTAAAACCAACAAGATTTGATATTAAAGGCTATTGCATAGAAAGAAAAAATCAAGTAGATTGCGAAACATTTTATGACTTCTATGAAAGTAAAGATTGGTTGATCGGAAAAAACAAAATGAAGGACTGGAAAGCTTGCGTAAGAACTTGGGAAAAAAGAAACAATAAAAATAAAGATAACACTACATCACATAGACATCAAAAAGGTCAGGACTATGGAGATGGAACATTTTAAAAAATTATGAGAACAATAGAAGATACATTTAAAATAGCTGAATTTCTAAAACCTAAAGTTTACAACAGGTTTAAGTTAGGAACTAAAGAAGAACTGAAGGAAATGTTTGTTAAGGCTTTTAAGCACTATGACAGAACGATTGACACTTACACTCACCTTCCTGCTTATGATGAGATTATTGATTGGCTAGTGGACACAAAAGGAAGGGGTTTAATGTTAATGGGAGAATGCGGTTTAGGGAAGTCTACTATTCTAAATTATGTTATTCCTGCAATCTTTAGAACTAAGACTAGCAAGAGTCTTAAAAGTATATCAGCTAAAGACTTAGGAATTATTGAAAAAAGCATTACAACTTTTATTATAATAGATGACTTAGGAACTGAAAGCATTAAGAATGATTACGGAACAAAGATAGATGCTGTTGCTGATGCTATCTCTTATGCTGAAGATAGTTCAAAGACTTTACTGATAACAACTAATTTATCAGGCAAATCTTTAAAAGAAAGATATGATGAAAGAACTTTAGACAGATTAAGAAAATGCAAAGTAGTAGTAATAAAAGGCGAAAGCTTTAGAAATTAAAAATAAATAAAATTATGGATGCAAAAGAGTATTTAGAACAGTTTAGTGGTGAATGGTTAGAGCAAAATAAAGATATTATGTGTAAATTTATGGAACAATATGCAACATTAAAAGTGATGTTGGAGCTTGAAAGTGTTAAGAAAGATATTAAGGCTTTAAATAAAATAAATGCAAGTCCTTTATGTTGCGAAGATATTGATGAACAAATAAAACAATTAAGAGGTTTACAATTAAAAATGCTAAAGAAATGAAAAAAGAAAAACTGTACGATCCTGAAAAAACAGGGAGTTTCAAAATGATGTTTGGATTTAAACAACCTTATGTTTATGCAAACAGAACAATAAGTAGTGGGATAAAAAAAGTTTATTATACTAAATTAAATAATTAATGAATACAAAAGATAAAGTTAAGTATTATTTAGATAAGTACCCAAGCCTGAGAGATGATGACAATAGACTATGTTCTAATATTTGGTCTGAAGAATTAATTAAAAAAGGTTTTGAAGTAAGTCAGTTCTTAGTTGTTTATGCTAGTAGTAAACTAACATCAGCTCCAAGCATTAAAAGAGCAAGGGCAAAGATTCAGGAAGAAGAACCTAAATACAGAGGGGAAAAGTATAATTTAAGGAAAGGCATATTGCAAGACAAATGGAGAAAAGACTTAGGATATGAAAAAAACAATTAGTAAATTAAAAAAGGAGTTAGATACTATCTTCAGCATTTACATAAGAATGAGAGAAGCTAACGAATACGGTTATTGCCAGTGCCATACGTGTGGGGTGGTTCGCCACTATAAAGACGGAATGCAAAACGGACACTTCCAATCTAGGAAACACCTATCAACAAGATTTGATGAAGAAAATTGTCAGGTTCAATGCGTCAAATGTAATGTTTACGCTTGGGGTGAGCAGTACCTTTTCTCGCTTAGACTAGATGCTAAGTATGGTGAAGGTAAAGCAGAGGAATTAGAGTTCTTAGCAAGGACTACTTTAAAGATTTCAAGAGCTGAGTATGAAGAAAAGATAAGTTATTACAAAAACCTTGTTAGTAACTTGAAAGAAGAAAAAGGAATTGAGTAACATTTTTATTATCTTTGTCGTATGACAGAACCGATTTACGCAAATGATGAACACCGAGTAATAATAGAAACATATATCACTATGTGTAAAGAGTTTGCAAAGGAAGTAAGTACCAAAAGTAGATACGAGAATTATTTAGAAGTGTTAGAAGTTATAATAGAATATCATAACGGATACGGAGAAGGAGAAAGGGAAAATCTATTTTGGGAATGGCTAACTATTATTCCGATTAACTTAGCAGTAGCAACAAACGGATTCTTTGCAGGAGTAGAAACAAGAAGCAATGCAGCAGTAGTAAGGGCTTATCGTTTTGTACTTGAAGAATTAACGCAGGATACAGTAGATAAGATTGACAAAATAAAACCAATTAATGACTGAGATTTATTTAGAAATATCAAAGCTATCAGATAAGTTTCGGACTATGGCTTACGGACTTAACCCTGATGAGAATGAAGTGAATGAAGCTGTGCAGGAATTAATGTTATATTTTCTTCAAGCAAATCCTGATGTAATTAGAAGTATTTATGAGAAAGATGGAATAGATGGAATTACAAGATATGGAGCAGTAGCATTAAGACGAGCATTAACAAGTCCAAGAAGTAATTACTATTACAAATACAAGAAGTATTACACACACATAGATAGTTTAACAAGTGCAGTAACTTATGATGAAATGGAAACAGGAGAAACAATACCTTCTAAGCACCTTTACAACTTGCCTAACGACATAACTAATAGTTATCAATGGACTAGCCTTGAAAAGATAGATGAAGCCTTAGATAGCTTCTCTTGGTATGATGCTAAAGT